GAACTCGGTGATATTTTTACATTAGTAGGTGTTAATGTGCACTTATTTATGTCAATAATATTTCCATAATTATCTGCATATCCACAAGCACTCAGCTTATTAGGTGAGTTTGCAGCTCTGTCAGCATATCTTGCTGTAGCTACCTCATCATCATTTGCGCCATATTCAGGAGTTGGAGCAGTCGGTCTACCTGTAAAAATAGGCGAATCATGCGTGATTATTCTGCTCTGTGTTCCATTTATTTTTGAAACGAGATAATTTGTAATAGTACCTGGGGTAGTTTTCCATGGAATATCATCGTCAAAAATAAGCAAATCGCAATAAGCTGCATTGTTAGGAGTAAGCACTTCAGTTTGTATATTATGTGTACTTGTAACTCCTTCAATAAATTCATGACTACTGTCAAAGAAAATTATACCATCACTTACAGTGTAATAGGTCGTGTTTGGCTCAATAGGAATATTGCGTATTGAGTGTTTACCTGCTACGCGTACATATTCGTTATATGTTGTTGAGTAATATTCATTTTCTATATCATACTGTAAATCATATAATGAAACAACATTTGTGTCACTAACATTGCGTATTTCATCAAAATTTGTTGTAATTCTTTTAGTTGTTAAAGAACAGTCGGTTTTAATATCTTCTATATCATTTCCAACTACTTTTGCATCCGCAGCAGCACCGCTAATACTGAGCGTACTATCAACCACAACTGCACTACCAACAGGGTCTACATTTTCATTAAGCCAAGCAGTAACCTGCTGTGCGACAACAGGGCTTAACTGTCCTGCAACAGTGTCACCAATTTGCTGTGCTACAACCGCACTAATCTGGCTTGCTACAACGTCAGCAAGTTGTGCAGCAACAGTATCACCAATCTGTTCAGTTACCTGTTCAACTACATAAGGTTCAACAATGTCACCAAGTCTACCATCAGTAGTCCATTTATCAAGTACGTATTCAATGGCTTCATTTATATCAAGATTATCAAAATACGTATTAACATAATCTTCAAGCTGATTATACGCATTAGCTAAAGCAGTTATATTATCTTCCGCAGTAGCAACGTCCTCTCTCATATTATTAAGATACACGACAACCTTGTTAAGCAGTTCCATATAACTTAAGCTATCGTCGAACGTGAGTGGAAGTACACTCTGACACCAATACCTAAATGCACCCTGTCCACTATAAGTTCCTAAAGTTGGAGAAAAATCTGCTCTCATATTAACTTCAAATCTCCTTTCAAATTTAATCCCAAAGTCCAAAGAATAAATCATTTAGTTCATCAATAATCATAGCGTCAATATTGATAATAGTTTTCCTAAATTCCATTATCATAGCACTGTAAGTATGCACCCCACGTTTTCCACTTACGTGCTCGATATATTCCTCTGTGTTACTGATAGCACCCTGTGATGTTCCCATCTGTGCTCTTGTTCCACTATTACCTGTAGTTTCTGTTTCAGTTCCAGTATTCTCGCTTGTACCTGCTCTTGTACCATGAGTAGTGTTATCATCTTCATGCGTTTCATTTACAGTAGACTTGTCATTTTCAGCAGTAGTTAGGTACGCATAATCAGCTAACGAACTATTCTGAATAATGCTCGCATTAACAACACCAGTAATACCACCTTGCGGAGTATCGCTAAATAACTGCCAATCGTTTTCATTTCTTTCACTTTCACCCTCATTATGTCTGTTTTCATCATAAGCATCACTTGTTTCACCTTCAACGTGCGTATTTCTGCTTCTATTACCTGTATTTCCAGTTTGTTCATTGAGCGTAGTATTTCCAGTAGTTGTACCCTCATTTTCAACAGTCCTATTAGTAGTAATATCTGTATCGTAAAGAGGGTTAAACTGTAATACTGTGCTTTCATATAGTTTATTGTAGTATGGCATAATCATATTCAGCTTATCATTAAGCCATAGTTTCCATAAACCAACTGTTTCAGCGCATATCTCTCTTGTGTAATAGTGTCTTAATATCTTTTTCTCCAATACAAGTCTATAACTTTCATCCCATATTGGAAAATCAAAGTTAAACACTTTCGGTGCAGCAGTAGTGATTATTTCTTCAACATTGTTGAACCCTTTACTTTCAATTAGTCCTGCCTCAGTTTCGCATATAAATCTAACCTGTGTGGTATATTTGCTCATTTATATCACCTCACTTTATGCAGTTCTAAAATCAGTAGCAAGGTTAGCAGTATCTTCGCTTGGGTCACCATCTTCAACAGTACCGCTCTGTCCACGAATAAGCACTTCATCATCTGCTTCTCTAAAGTCGTCACGATAAACAACCTCGATATTAGTGCCGAACATTTTATTTATCTGTTCAGCTGCCTGTCTACGTGCATTAAGCCTACTATATCTGCTTGCTATTACACCACCCTGATTACGTACAACTTCATCACTAACAAGACGTTCCTTTTTCTGAATGTTTAAGTTACTGATACCCAAGTACGTTAATGCTTCATTCCATATTTGGTTTTTAAGCTGAACAAGTTTATCAGCTACATACGGAGCACCTGTCTGTATTGATGTAATACTCTTCGGGTTGAGGTTGTTGTCACCAAAGATAACAGGTTCATTTCCTTCATACTTTGAATAAACATTCTTTAGTGTAAGTCTTTGTTTTTCATCACAGATAATAAGTGTAGGTGTTCTCTGTGCTTTAGCATTTACCATGATTATGCCGTCAAGTTCAGAAAGTTTTTCGCTAAAAATCTGCACATCGAGTACGCTATTTGTGTGAAGCATATTGTTAAATATGATTACACTATTACTTTCATCAAGTGGCATATTATACCCATTACTTGCATACGCTCTGCGTTCAGTAGGAATCTGGTACACATTAAGTCTACCACCTATCATGCACCTAAGTGCAAGCATACCAAGCGCTTTATCCTCAAAGAATACACACATTCCGTCAGTAAATAGTGCAAGTTCAAGGAATCTTTCATCAACAGTTTCGGGTAAATTCTTCCACTCAAACATTGAAATAGCAAGTTCAGTTAGACGCTCATAGTATTTAATACTACTTCTCGTTTGTCTGCCCGTTGCTCTCCAAAACTCTGTGTTCTTCGGAAGTGGTTTCGGCACTACACTCACGCTCCTTTCTCATTTCATCATACATAGCTTTGATACGTTCTCTGTTCTGTTTTGTGATTTCTGCATTGTTTTTCCTGATTTCATTGAACAACTTTGAGTGACGCATATTTAATACCACCTTTCACGATAGTGTATTATTGGTCTGCCTATAAGTTGAGTATTTGCCAATCTTATCAGCGTCCGTCCAAAATCTTATACCATGGTCATAAATACTGCATATTTTTGCTGCACTCTCCATAGGAATACTACCTACAATGCAACACCCAACAGTTTTGGTATAAGTCCAATGTGTTCTAACATGAGTGTTTGGTTTTTTAACTCTATTAGTTGCATATCCATACATATCAAAGTATTGGTCAATAATTTCAGCATATTCACGTCGTATGTGTTTCCTTGCAAAACCGAAACCAAGTATATTATTTACTAACAAACTTGAACCGCTTTGATTACCATGCTGATGAATAGGATTGACATAAGCATTGAAACCTTCTTGCATTTTTCTTTTTGCAATTTCATGTATAGCTCCACCAAATCTTTCACGTTCCTGTTCCACGGATGATACAGCGCCTGCAACTACGCTTGCACCACTAATTCCTGCACCTCTTATTGGCCCAGTTATTTGAGTTGGGTTAGGTGAATTTGCGGTATTGCCTAAAGTGTTTAATGCACCACCTGCAAGAACACCAAGTGCACCTGCTCCTGCGGCTGCACCAGCACCAACAAGTGCCATAGCTGCAAGTCCTCTCGCCTGAGCCATCCACGCTTTGAAAGCGTCTGTATTCCATGTGCATTGTGGCCAACCACTTACAGTTAGTGCTTCATCATAGTTTGTTGAAACTTGTCCTTTATATCCAACTGGCGCGCATACAATACTTGGTGTAGTTGTAAAGTCGCCATTAAAGAAGAAATGACAATAGCTATTAGGCAAATTAGCACCTGTCCAATATTCATACGGAAATACTTGTCCAATACCCTGAAAGTTAGTACAGTATAAAAAGTTATATGGGTAAGTATATAACTTCTTATTATGCGGTGTGTACCCATCTGCGATTGCACCACTGTTATGTATTCTTAAAGATGAAGAATTAGGGGTACTCCACCCACCATACGCACTTCCTTTAGCAACAACTAATGCGTTCGGGCACATAAACATTGATACAATAGAGTTACTTCTATCACCAATAATGTTATACAGGCTTGCGATATAGTCTTGTAATTTAGTTAAATCAAGTGCATTATTAGGGTCGTACACCAAATAATCACACCCACTAAATATACCTTGATACATACCGCCACCCGCAGTAGGCCACCCACTTGACTCGCCATCTCTGTACGTAGAAGCAAGAACAATTCGTAAATTATTTTTATGAAATTCAGGTGGCATATAAATATCTTCTATTTCATATTCACCAGTAGAAATGTTTTCAGGTTGAAGATTATTTCCGAACGTATCATTGTCAGTATGTTCTCGTTCAACGAAGCACTCTTCAAGTTCATAATCAAACATCCATGTTTGCATTACATCGAGAGAATATTGTACTTCAGTTACATTGTCATTGATGTAATTAACAGCAGTAATGAACGCATAAAACCACTTCTGCCCATAAGCTGTATTTTGGAACATAAGATAGTTACAATCATACAAATCATCGGCAGGCTTATTTACACGCATAGTATTACTATTTATACGCTGATATGTAAATGCAGCAGGTGGGTTTTGAAATGTGTACTTCACATAGTTCTGCATTTGTGCAAGCTGTGCAGGAATATCGGTGAAATAAATCGTATTTTCATACGTTTCATCAAGTGGCACATTGTGCATTATTTTAACTGTCGTATTTGGTTGAATAAAACTCATACTCACTCCTTATTAAAATGGGCGATAGCTACGAGAACTACCGCCCAAGTCGAAAGAAGAACTACGCTACAGTTACAGTTGCAGTAGCAGACTTTGTGCTGTCGTACACAGAAGTTGCAGTTGCAGTAATAACAGTTCCACTGGTTGCACTCGGTTCAATACTAAGCTCACCAAGCGGACTAATAGTAGCAGGAATATTAGCAGGGTCAACGCTATCAACAGCGGTGATAGTAGCATTGTCAGACACGCCAGCAGAAAGTGCAGGGCTTACAGTAAGAGTATCAGCGGTATTTGCTGTAATAGTATATACAGTTTCAGCAGTACCAAACTTAACCTTCCTACCTGCAAGAGCATTAACAGCAACAGTTGCACCATCAAAGCCAACAGAAGTTGCACCAGTTAATGCAGCTCCGTTAACAGCTATGGTCGGGAACGGAAGTGCAGCAGAAAGCGTCCAATCAACAGCCTTGCTTGCAAAGTTTTCCGTTACTACGTTTGCACTAAGCAGTACGCTCTGTCCAGCAGGAATTGTAGCAGAAGCAGGACTAATTGCAACACTGGTTACACTTGGAGCTCCTGGTACAAATACTGCACTCTGTGCGAACGGAGAAACACTAAAGGTTTTCCATACATGATACCAATAGTTCCAGTACAGACCCTGGCCGTTATACTGTTCAGTGAAGTTGAACATATTGTCGAAAATCATGAACCAATCACGGTCAACGAGAACGGCAGGAATAGCGTCAAGAGCAGTAACCTCTGCGTCGGTGAGCGGAGTGTACGCGCTATCGCCCTCAAAGAGTTCATTAAGGCGAGTGGTATCAAGCGAACCAAAGCTGTCAACCATTACCCTATGACCCATGAACTCTGCCTTGTCCATGTTGAACGCAGAAGCAAGGACTTCAACATCCATTTCTGCGTCAAATTCAGCATTGACAATAACGTACTGGTCAGCCTTTTCGGTATGAGTAGTTACACCTGCAAGATTATGAGTGGTATTCGGGAACGTCATTTTATTGCTTTCGCCCTTAATTACTCCCGTAATAGCCTTCATATTTGCAGCTTCAACAGTAGGAATCTGTACTGCACGAAGTTCGCCGTTAAGAATGTGACGAGCAAGCAGGTACTTCATGGTAACAAATTCATCGTAATTTGCACCAGTGTACATAGCGTCTACAATCTTTGCGATAAGGTCAGTAATTCCGTCCCAAGAAAGGAAAGCCTGTCGAAGCTGTTCGTTCTGAATGGTTGCCTTATAAAACTTCTGATAATTGAGAATGTGGAAAGCGGCTCTTACGTCAGGAATTTCACGCTTGAATACTTCACTCTCTGCGGTAGCAGGGTCGAACTGGAAGGGCTTTGCGATATTCACAAAAATCTCTTCGATAGTTTCACCGAACTCAAGCATACCTTTCTTAAAGGCTGTCCACGGGTTTTCGAACATTTTGTTCGTAATCAGGACACGACCAATGCGATTAACAAGAGCGGAAAGAAATTCATTCTGGAGAAGCGGATAGTTCATGATTATCGCACCAATTTCACGAATACTCTCTCTGTTCTGTTCAGCAGCAGGTACGTAGTTCTGATAGTTGGCTGTTGCACTATTCCTAATAGCATTAAGAATGTCAACAGACGATGCGTTAAGACGCGAAATTTCAGGTCTACTGGGCATTTGTTTTCACTCCTTTACTTCTTAAATAAATCGTCTATAGTAATTTCTGTGGGGTCGTATCCATTTGCGTTAGGGTCGGGGTCATTAGAAGAGGGGTTTCCGCCGTCACTATTGAAGAATCTGTGGCGGTATCTATCCTGCCAAGCCTTATCATTTTCTTCATACTTCTTCTTCCAATCTACTCCGTCGCCATTCGCACGATTTTCAAGGTCGTTATAGGTGTCTGTCATGTTTTCAAGAAAAGTTAAACTTTCTTCACTACTGTCAGTACCTACTTTTTCATGTAAAGCCTTGAAAAAATCATCCTTACCAAGTACAGCCATTTGTTAATTCTCCTTTCGTATGTTATATCTTATCTTTATCAAATGCGTATCGCAACATCATCCATACAGGCATACCTTTTTTCTGTGAGTATATTACATATTCAGGTGTTACATATACGCAACCTTGATAATAATAGTTACGTGGCATACCCATCCAATCTGCTAAAAAACCATTACGGGCATACACTCTCTCTGTCCAGAAATATGTACCTTGCCACGCTGAATTAGAAGTGACACAGCTTACAACATTGTTATCTGTATCATACTCTATTTCTTCTACAACACTTACGTGACCACCATATACATTTGAGGGGTCATCAGGGTCGTCAGGGTCTATGGCTAAAGGTGCATAGCACATTATGCCACCAAGTTGAGGTTGACCGCCTATTGGATATTCACCATATTCAACTAAATCGTCGTACCACTTTTTAGCGTCCATTCCAGGCAGATTTTTGAACTCACCATTTATCTCACCTATGCGTCCATAAGTGTAGCAAGTACAGTTAGGCAATCCAAAATTAGGATAGTATATATTTCCCGATGAATACCACCATGGGTTATTCATCATTTCAGTTGGTGATGATGAACTCAATCTCGGAACAAACATCTACTCTTCGTCTTCCTTAAGTTTTTCAAGGTATGGCTTAAATAGTTTACTTAATTGTGGGTTAATTCCGCAAAGGTTTTCAAGTATGCTCACGAACTCCATTATGCAGATATATACACTAACGATATTAAACACAGGAAGTTCAATTCCCAAGTGAACATAATCGCAAGCATATTCAAGGAATACTGATAGCACAACAGCTATAATCTCTGCGAGTTTATGAAATAAACCTTGACGCAGTTTCGTGCTATTTATGTTACCCTTGTATGCTGCAAAGAGCAACCCTGTTATTATGTCACCTAATATAAAACAGCCGACTATAATGTATGTTTTCATAAATACCTCCCAATTAGATTATACTATCATGCTTGCTTTTTGTCAAGAATTAGTTTATAATAGTAGGAGAAGGAGAACTAATAGTTATGTATTATGACGGAACAAAGTTACTATCTATGCTCGACTTAAAGGGCAACAAACCTGAAATTTATATGTGCACAACAAACCGCACGGGTGGTAAGACAACGTACTTTAACAGGTACGCTGTAAATAAACATATAAAGGAGGGTAAAAAATTCTGTCTTATTTACAGGTATAATTACGAACTTGATGATGTTTCTACAAAGTTCTTTAAGGACATTCAGGGACTATTCTTCAATGACTATGAAATGCGTGATGAACGCAAAGCCAATGGAGTGTACCATGAATTATTCCTCGGTCTACGCAAGGACATGGATGTGAAGTCGGGTGGTAAATCATGCGGGTATGCTGTAAGCCTTAACAATGCAGACGCAATAAAGAAATACTCTCACCTACTTGCAGATGTAGACTTCATGATATTCGATGAATTTCAAAGCGAAACCAATCATTACTGCACGAACGAGATACAAAAACTGATAAGCATACATACTTCGATAGCAAGAGGTAAAGGTAAACAGGTTAGATACGTACCTATTTATATGCTATCCAATGCAGTATCTCTTATCAATCCATATTATACAGAACTGGGAGTAAGTGATAGACTTAAAAGTGATACAAAATTCCTGCGTGGTGAAGGTTGGGTGCTTGAAAGTGGGTTCATAGAAAGCGCAAGTAAAGCGCAACAGGAAAGTGGTTTTAATAAAGCGTTTGCGAAAAACAGTTATGTACAGTACGCTTCACAGAATGTGTATTTGAATGATAGCACAGCGTTTATTGAAAAACCAACAGGAAGTTCAAAATACCTTTGTACATTAAAGTACATGGGTACTGAATATGGAGTACGAGAATTTATAGAACAGGGTGTTGTATATGTGGATGATAAACCAGACGTTTCATTCCCGATGAAGATAGCCATTACAACAGAAGACCACAATGTAAACTATGTCATGCTGAAAAGGAATGAATTTTTCATATCATCGTTGAGATACTACTTTGAGCATGGGTGCTTTAGATTTAAGAATTTACAGTGCAAAGCTGCACTATTAAAAGCTATCTGTTATTAAGGTATCATTTCGGGCTTTATTCACCGATACCATGGGAAGTACACATGAAAGATTGTGCCATGAGTTATATTTTTCGGTATTACTAACCGCTTTGAATATCCCCGAATCAATGATATTAAAAAGGGAGTACATTTATGTACTCCCTTTTAGTTTTTTCAATTACTTAATTTCGTTTACATCAAGTTCTGCTATATATTTAATTGTTACATCACCTATTTGTGGGTTAGGTTTAACAACTCGGTTAAATCTTGCTTTGAGTGGTATATCGTTGTATTTTCTTAATGCTTCTAATATATCATTTTCATTAAATTCGTATATTATTTTACCTGTCGTTTTCATAACATTACCTCACCTATTTTTATCAAGAAATTCATTCAGCAGAATGACGAGATATTTAAGGTCGTAATTGCTATACATTTTCGTTAAATTCACAAACGTATCTTCTACACTATCGGTTGTTAGAATTTGCACACCATAAAATTCATAAGGTGTTGCTTCATTTTCCTCTTCAGGTTCTGGTTCATCTTTCTCTTCTGTGTGTAATATTACTTCAATATCTTTTACTTCTTTTAGTGCTTCACTGATACATTTTTCACACTCAAAGTTTTCGCAACATCCTGTGCAATCATGTAACCCAATATCAGTTGGGCATTTACCTTCCATGCTTACAATAACATCTCCATCGTTGTCACAGAATATAACATTATCGCCGTTAACAATGTACTTCATAAAAACCTCCTTAAATTATAAAGTTTAATATCTAATAAAACACTTGTTGAGTGTTTATTCCACAGTATTCCTCTGCGCAATTTCTTCCAGTACCTCTTTGCGAGTTGTTTCCTTAATTTCTTGTACGAGTTTCTCATATACTTCTTTGAATCTTTCCTTTCGACAATCGCCATATCCTTCTTTATATCCTTTATTATATGCTACACCGCAATCTACTTCAAATTCAAAGTTCATACCTTGTTTAATAGCATCCTGAATATCACGTTCATATTTCTTATGAAATATCTTTATAAACAACTGATATAAAACATTCATGTAAATTACCTCATTTCATACGTAGTATCTACCAATAGTACACCACCTTGTATGCGCTTTGGTAGTAATTTTCCTGGTACTTTTAAGCCTATCTTAAAATCATTGATAGTTCTTTTATTCTTTATAAATTCCTTTTCATCCTCTGTGAGCTTTTCAATGTACTCTCTCGTTTTCTTATCTTGCTCTTCAATCTTCTTATTAAAATCAATATCCTGCATCATAGAATGTACAAATAACTGTTTACATTTTTCAGGCATACCTGCGCACTTTACTTCATAAAATGGTTTCTCTACTGGTTGTCTATCTTCATGTGTTATGTGTTCTATATAAGTCTTTTGTCTTGTGAATATTGCAGTATCCCAACAGCTCTCTAATTTCCAACAACAAAAGTTGCGTGGATGTTCTGTAATTCCTACAATCTCGTCTGGTAGTAAGTCACAATGTATGCTGTCGGTATCTGCGTAAATAAAACCACGTTCATTGACACCATGATAATTCTTTTGCGCTGCACGTATTGTGAAGTTTCTTGCGTAACTGGTTATTGCTACACCTACTGGAATATACCCAGGCTTTTTGTCGTTAGCTTCTACTGTATAAAAGCCTAAAGATTTATCATCTTTTATAAACGCTACTTTGAAACTACTATTCATGCTACTTGCTAACTTTCCGTATAGATTATTCAAGAACAGTTTTGCCAACTCTCTTCTTGCACCTTTGCTTTCCAGTTTTATCTTCTTATATCTTTCAATATAATCATCGAATAAACCTGTATAAGAACGGAAGTAACACCCGTCAAGTATTTCAAAGTCTACCAGTTCATAATGTTCACACATAAGCCTGTAATCAATCTGCGTCATTGTCATTACTACTCTGGTATCATGCAGCTTGCCATTGGTATCAATATAGTGGTCATAATATTTATCTGTCTTTGGGTCGTAAATATCACTTGACTTTAACATTTCAGTTGGAGTGTATTTTAGTGTTTTCTTTAATTGTATAAATGGAAGTTTATTTTCTTTAATATAGAATCTTGTTTTTACTCTTATAAAGAAAAATCTGTGCTGTTTTAATGCTTCATTAGGTATGAAATTTCCGCTCCAAAATATTGGTTTTCCTATTGGATATTCATTCCCACTTTCGCTTGACATCATTGAGGGGTATAAACTATTAACATCTGCTGTTGTGCCATTGTGCTTTATTTTATTTTCTTTTCCGTGCACTAAATAACACCAACCACCTCGGTATGCTTGCCTAATATAATCGCCTGCCGATTTACATTTATATAGTTCTTCATCAATCGGCATTTCATATA